GGCAGGTTTCTCGACACTGTTCGGAACAACGCGAAGAACTTCGCATCTACAGTCTCTCTTACAAGTCAGTCGAAACATAAAGTCATCATCATTGACGAAGCAGACAATACCACTTCCGACGTACAGCTCCTTCTCAGAGCGAGTATTGAGGAGTTCTCTGGAAACTGTAGATTTATCTTCACTTGCAACTACAAGAATAAAATTATTGAACCGCTACATTCACGCTGCAGTGTTGTTGAGTTTTCTATTAAGGGTAAAGAAAAAGTAAAGATAGCAGGATTATTTTTTAAGAGATTACAACAGATATTAGATTTAGAAAAGATATCATATGATCCTCCAGTTCTAGCAGAGATTATTAATAAGCATTTTCCTGATTGGAGAAGAGTTCTTAACGAGTGTCAAAGATATTCTGTGAGTGGTAAGATTGACTCTGGTATTCTTGCAACATTTTCTGATGTTTCTGTAAATGATTTGATCAGAAATCTTAAAGATAAAAACTTTCCAGAAGTTCGTAAATGGGTGGTTGATAATTTAGATAATGATAGTTCTGTGCTACTTCGTAGACTATATGATAGTCTATATGAAACACTAGTTTCTAATAGTATACCTGCTGCTGTTTTAATTATTGCGAAATATCAATATCAAATAGCATTTGTAGCCGATCAGGAGATAAATCTATTAGCAGCACTAACTGAGATTATGGTAGAATGTGAATTCAAATGAATATATTTGGATTAATCGGCATTCTTCTGCTATTATCAGGCCTAGGTTCTGGAGTTATGGTTGCTCTTATTCTTATGGAGAATTTTAAATGATTTTTTCTGCTTGCCCACCAATATACACTTTACCTGGTACTTGGAGTGATCCAGATAAAATCGCAAAGTGTAATGAGACTCTCATACCACACTTTACATTTAATCCAGATTACACCTTTGGTATATCAATAGCAGTAATTACTATACTCTTAGCAGGGTATGGTGTATACAAAGGATTCTTTGCTAACAAAGATCTATTAGATCCATGGGAGGATCATGATGACTAACAAATTTATGAGAAAACGTGAAAAGATTAGAGCACAAATGAAATCAAGATTTTATTATTGGTTTTGGGGTGCTGCTACAGTGATGGTAGTATCAGGTCAATTTTATGTTGGATCTGGTTACAGACAAATGGCAAGATCTTTAGATAGATGGTTTGATGAAACTATTGACATTATGCAACAACCAATAAGACGTACTCCTGTGATACCTGATAGAGATGGATACTACATGCCTGTTCCTACACCTGATGATTATGGTATGACCATTATAAAATGATTATTAGTGAAGCAGATGCTACATGGGCTGCCGATGAATTTATTAATTACTTTGGCAACTTTACTTCTATAGAAGATTATCTTCGTTTTGTTAAAAGGGAACTTGTTCCTAAAACAAATCCTCTGATGTCTCATGAGGATGAGTTTTTTAATGAAGATATATCACCAGAAGAGATGGAGTTTGAGATTCGATTCATAGGAGATCGTTTCCCAAATTCATTACCTCAAGATCACTATAAGAATTTACTAGCAGCAGTTTCATCACACAACAATGAAAGTAACATACCTGGTAGAGAATTACGTTGGATGGTATATGAAAAGAGAACACAAAAGATTGTAGGATTCATACGTTTTGGATCTCCTACTATCAACTCAAAACCAAGAAACTTATGGTTGGGTCAACCCGCAAATCTTTCTTTGTTGAATCGTCATACTGCTATGGGATTTGTGATTGTTCCTTCACAACCTTTTGGTTATAATTTTCTTGGTGGTAAATTACTTGCACTTCTTTGTGTATCACACTTTGCAAGAGAAACACTCAATAAAGTATTTGAAAAAGACATTGCATTGTTTGAGACCACATCTTTGTATGGTTCTACTACATCAGCATCACAGTATGATGGATTAAAACCATTCTTTAGATACAAAGGATTGACAGAGAGTAAGTTTTTACCTTTACTGCATGATAGAGTTTTTCATAAACTACATGATCGTTTTACTTTGCTTAATAACAATACACCTTTGACAGATAACAAAGCATCATCTAAAAAGATGAAGAGGCAAACTAAAATGATTGCAAGTATTAAGAAGTCATTGAAAGATGAGAATAAATTACAACACTTCAATGCTGTAATAGAAATGGCATTCGGTCTTACACAAAAGAAAAGATTTTATATATCTGATTATGGTTATGGTAATGTTCGTGAAGTTATTCGTGGTGATCAAGATAAATTAGTTCGTGGTCAAAACTGGGATAAATTCTATTTGGATAACATCATCTCTTGGTGGAAGCGAAAAGCAACTAAGAGATATGAAACTCTGAAAAGAGATGGTAGATTCAGAGATAAGGTCGAACTCTGGTCTGAAGATGATAATATTCAAATAATACGATGAAAAAAGTGTGGAGAATCTGGGCAAAAGCACTAGGTGACAAATCAGGTAAGAATGATAAAGAGGCAGACTTTGTTGCTTTGATCAGAACCTTTATTTTTCTGCAACTAATTATAACAAACTGTTTTATTGTTGGTGGTAACATTCGACACTGGAACGATCATCACATTCCTCCCTCATATATGAACGATGCTAGAGAATCCTCGTAATAAAGAATTTGACGTTTATGTTCTGGATCAAGTTTTTCCAGAGGATGAACATAGTGAATTTTTGAAGTTGATCAGAGAACTAAATGGTGATTGGAAGAAAAGAATTGATGACCTTGATGTTTTTTGGTTTGATTGGAAAGAAGAACATCGAGGTAGAAAATATTTAATGCGTCTATTAGATATTGCAAAAGATTATTTTGATTTATCATCTGCAATTGGATATGAAACTTGGATTCGTATGAGCACTAGACCTCGTGATTGGCATCGTGATCATGATGATAGACTAGAGATGACAACAGGTGAATTAAAGTATCCAATATGCACTACATGTTATTATCCTTATGTTGCAGATAATGTGAAAGATGGTAGACTATGTTTTGAGAACGGAACTATTGTTTTACCAAAGACAAATCGAATGGTATTTTTTGGCCCTGATGTTTATCATAATGTTGAACCATTTACTGGTGAGAGAATTTCTATACTACTCAACCCTTGGAATGAAACACTATGTCAAACTCCATGTCATGATCCTTGGAGGAGGTATATGGTATGACTGAACTCAAAGATTGGTTAAACTCTATTAACTTTACGAAACAGAATCTGATAGAAGAAGACCCTGATGCCATCAGTAAGTATCCTCCATACATTGTCAATCGTTGTCTCTCTGGCCATCTTGATTGTATTATGTTTGCCAACGAGATGAATAAGTTTCCTAACTTAGACAAAGACCTCCAATATTCATTTTATCTAAATACACTTAGGAAAAAGAGAAGATTTTCTCCCTGGCTCCGTAAGGATAAAGTCACGGATCTTGAAATCGTCAAACAATACTATGGCTATAGTAACGAAAAAGCATCTAATGCTTTGAAGATATTAACCCCTGAACAAATTAATTTTATTAAACAACGACTTGACATTGGAGGAACGAAATGACTATGACGGTTGAACCTACTGTAGATTGGTCTCAAGATCAGATGCTAGAGGTAGTCTTAAATGAACCAGATGATTTTTTAAAGGTTAGAGAAACACTCACAAGAATTGGAGTAGCATCCAGAAAAGAAAAGAAGTTATATCAAAGTTGTCATATATTACATAAGCAAGGTAAATATTTTATCGTGCATTTCAAGGAGCTGTTTGCCTTAGATGGAAAACGTGCTAACCTTACTATTAACGATGTTCAACGTAGAAATCGTATCACTCGTCTTCTTGCAGACTGGGGATTGATCACCATTGTTCAAGAGGGTTCAGTAGCAGATATTGCACCATTGAATCAAATCAAAGTTCTCTCTTATAAAGATAAGGGTGACTGGATTCTAGAACAAAAGTATAACATCGGAAAGAAAAACAAAACTACAGAATCTGAGTAAGTGAAAAAATTTATCTTTGATGTTGATGGCACTCTAACAGATAGTCGTCAACAAATTGATTTGTCATTTGAAGCATACATGATTAAATTTTGCTGCAAGTATGATGTTTATCTTGTTACTGGTAGTGATAGAGCAAAGACAATAGAACAGGTAGGTCTTGATATCTACAATCGATCTCAAAGAGTATACAACTGCTCTGGTTCAGATGTGTATGAGAAAAATCATAACGTCTATAAATCTGACTGGCAACCCATATGGTAAACTAATTAATTTTCTTAGTGATGAATTAGACTACAGTGCATTCCCACATAAGACAGGTAATCATATTGAACACAGACCTGGTGGAATCAACTTTAGTATTCTTGGAAGAGGTGAGGGATAGTATGAAACATAGAAAAGAATATGTGAAATGGGATATCAATACTACTGAAAGAATATTAATGGCAGATAGAATTAGAAGTGAGTTTCCTGATTTGAATATTCAAATAGGTGGTGAAACTGGCCTTGATATATCTGATAGTGATAAGAGTCAAATACTCACAGATTTTAATCCAGAAGATGAGATACATTTCTTTGGTGATATGATGTTAGAAGGTCAAAATGATTATCCTTTAGCGAAAGCACTAAAAGACATGGGCGGTTATCCGCATCATGTAAAAAATTGGGAGGATACCCGAACACGACTTTCTGAGTTTATGGTATAATTAGTAGTGTGATGCCGAAAGGGTCACACAATTCACACTCGCTTTTAAAGGAGAAACTCATGACTAACATTCAAAGATATCGTGCAAACGATCTTGCAGAACTATTTGACAAGATCACAAAAAATAGCATAGGGCTAGATCAGTATATTGATCAGTTCTGGGGAACAACAGCACAAACTTACCCCCCATACAATATCGTGCAACATAACAATCACGAATCAAGTTTGGAGATTGCACTAGCAGGATTTAAAAAGAAAGAAGTTAAAGTTTACACCGAACACGGCAAACTGGTTGTAGAAGGTAAGAAAGAAGAGAAGAAAGATACTGAGTATGTTCATCGTGGTATGGCTCAGAGATCATTCAACAGAGATTGGCAACTCACTGAAGATGTAGAAATAAAAA